TGTATTATCAGAACAAATATAAAACTAATAAAGAACAAGACTTGTACGACGCGATAAGTGATTGGGAAAATGTGCGTAAAGGTGTGAGTATAAATTACGATCAAATAGAAAGAATAGCATCTTACATGTCACAAAATCATTTTGAAAAGAAGGCTCTGAAGCACATGAGCAAAGATGCAAACTATGACATGGCAGGATTGAGAGAACGAGCATGGTTGAAGACAGACAAAGTTTGGTTTGAGGCTTTTGATGATGCACCTAGTAAAAAAATAAGATATATAAAAAGGATGAGGGAAAACGGTGAGAAATTAAATTCTGGTCCTAGAATAGTTCTATCTACAATACATGGGGTAAAAGGCGGTGAACAAGATAACGTAGTTCTTTTGACCGACTTATCAAGAAACACACAAAAAAACTACGAACAAAATCCTGATGATGAAAATAGATTGTTTTACGTTGGTGCAACTAGAACTAAAAATCATTTACACATTATCAGACCAAAAGATAATTATAAAGGATACAAAATATGAAAACAGAAAAAGCGTTAAAAATGGCAAGAGAACTTATCATGGGACCAAGAGCTAAAACTTATGGTGATAAAGTTCAGAACCATACTAACATAGCAAAACTATGGTCAGCATATTTAGATAAAGAAATTACAGCGCACGATGCTGCTGTGATGATGGCTTTGTTAAAGATAGCAAGAACAAAGTTTGGTGCTCCAACTGAAGATACCTATGTTGATGCAGCAGCTTACATGGCGATAGCTGGTGAATGTAAACATGAAGATAAAGAGTGGAAAAAACAAAATGAAGACGCCTTTATTTAAACCACAGACAGAGTGGATACCGCCCACAGACTTTCCTGATTTAAGAAAGTATGATGAGATAGCCATAGACTTAGAAACAAAAGATCCAAACTTAAACGAGAGAATGGGATCTGGTTCTGTTGT